TCTCTTGCTGAGATCGTTGCTCCTGAACAGTTCAAGTCCTACGATGATCTGAAGAAGCGTCTGGACTATGTTCTGGGTGTTCGTGGAACTCCTAAGTTCCAGGATCAAGAAACCCTTGAAGAGGAACAGGCATTTGAAGCAGAGCGTTCTGCTCCTTCTGTCTCTGCTGATCTCAAGTCAGAACTTGATAGTCTGAGCACAGACGATGATGATACTCTCTCTTACTTTGCCAAACTGGCAGAAAGTTAAGGAGACTTCTTCTTAATATTATCTACTCTCTTGAGTTTAGATGAAATGTATTGAGAAGAATCAGGTTTGTATGCTAAGAATTCCTTGATTTCATCAACGATTTTCTGAGTATACTCTGGTCTTACAAGATCTATCTGTTTCTTCTCATCATTTAATTCAGTTTCGTATTCGAAATTTGTCACTGATGTAATAGGACTAATCCTAGCAGCAGTATTATTTGGGTCAGGTATTGAGAAATCACTATCGACCCATTTTCCTTTTGGAAGGATAAGTCTTCCGTCAGAATCTTTGACCTCTCTAGTTTCGTAATGATGTATATCATTTAGACTAGTGCCATACTTTCTTTCGGCATATTCATACAATTCATTGCTAGTCAGTGGCCATTCTGCTCTCTGATGTATCAGATTAGCACTGAAGATAGCTAACCAGTCCAGTTCAGAATTCCCATACACTTTGAGTGCTACTGTATCTGGTCTCTCTCCCTCTTGAACGATATACTTATCATAGAGGTAAGCACTTCTAATTATGTCTGCTGACTCAGAGATTTTAACTCTACGAAACAAATTTTTGGCAGTGACATAAGCATTCACCGTAGGACTATCATTAAACGGTGAAAGATATTCGATATTTGGTAAAGATCTGAAATAAGACATTAGAAACCAACACCTCCTTGGGCAAACTCAGAATCATAATCTTCAGCATAAATTGGTGTCAACTCACCGAATCGAAGAACCATTGTCATGGCAACAGGTGTACCATCATCATATGAAGCATATGAATTCATAGGTGTGTAGTTGACCTCCATATCTCTTAAAGCACAGATTTTGAATTTATTCAAGAATCTATGATCATTCGTTCCAGATTTGTATGTAAGTTTGAAAACATCTGGAGTGCTCAAGAATCCACCAAAAAGATTATTGCCACCAAAAGCTTGAGTGTTTTTCTTTGGTGCCATATGCTTTTTGAATGTCCTTATAATTTCTTTTATCTGATTTGCCTCTTGTTGATCTCGGGGAACAAAAGTATATTGAAAGGCAAATTCTCTTAAGGATGGACCTCTGAATAAAAACTCAGCATTGGGGTTGACTACCACACCTCTTTGTCTTGCCAGGAAATCATTAATGCCGACATTAGAACCAGGAATAAGGTTGATAGCAAAGGCAGTTAAAAGATCACCACCCAGATTAACCATTCCCCCTGCCTGACCTGCTAGACCTCTAGCAGCTTGTGTTATGGTATTCATTCCCTCAGACAGTGCTGTCATTGGATTCATAGACTGAGTTGGGTTTGACATCAAGGACTGAACTAAAGATCCAGCAGCAGCTGCTAGACTGCTTAAGTCTCCCCGTGACCAACCAGCTTTATTATTATCTCCAATTGCCTGTGGCATTGGCATCTGAATATATGCCAATGTGTTTTGTTTTGATGTTTTTCTTATCTTAGCATCAGAGTTTTCAACTCTTCCTTCGAATCTTGCTCCACTAGTTGAAGCTAGGAATTGATCAGCACCTTGTAATCCAACTCCAGGTGGTGTATATTTAATTACCTGAATTAACATATAGTCAGTTTTATCCGTTATCATCTCTAACGGATATCTTAACTTTGGAACTAGTTTAGTGGACAATGCCATTATCTTTTTTAGCTATTTATCTTGAAACTTCCATATCCTAGTGCTCTGGCACTTTCCAGTTCACCAGGATATATCTCATGTAGTTCACCAACCACCTCTGGAAAGGTATAGTTTCTCATTTTATTCCAGTGGAAATTAAACCCCTTCCACCCCCAAGATGTGAGTTCCATACATGCAATGAGAGGAAACTCATCATATTCAACATTGGGTGTTTTGGGATTATAAACGAAAGTATAAAATTTACCTGGTTCGGGGATTAGTGATTTGACATCCAGGATTTCCAGGAGTGCTAGCATGATATCATCATTCTTTTCTAATCCACTAAAAGTATCTTCATACTGTTGGATTCTATTCATACTCTTAATTCATCTTCGGTTAGGACTCTGAACTCATATCGACGATCTTCACAATACTCTTTTGCTGCCTCCCACTTTGCCATGTTCTTGGCATATTCGGTGACTTCATAGACGTATTTTCTGGTCTGTTTCTTCTGTGGTTTGGGAGATTCACAAAACCTTTTAGGTTTTATCTCAATTACAGACCTCCTAATCTGTCCCTTATTGTCACGATATTTGATGAAAAAGTCTGGAAAGTATCTGTGCCATCTATTATCAACTGGGGATTTGTATGGTATAACCATCTCTTCACTTCCCCATTCTAAAATATTCTCATTCAGGTCACAGTAGACCATGAACTTACGTTCCCATAAACTACGATAAATAATGTTACGATGGTCTCCCTTATATTTTTTAATATTGGTAGGTTGATATCTTCCACTATAGGACATACTAAGACTATTTAATCCAGAGGTATTTATTGTGTCATTCAGAGAGAAACTGACTCCAAGGACAACTGATGACTTTATTTCTAACTTTAGTCGTGTAGCTCAAACCTCTCACTACAAGGTAGAGTTTAGAGGAATCGATAGATTATCACGACTAAGTTCTTATCTATCTCAAAGGGGTGTTGGTTCTTCTTTCATACGCAGAGAACTTGGTGAGTATTGTAGAGCGGCAGTATTGCCAGGAACACAGATACAGACATTCGATGCTCCTCATCAGTTTCCAGGGGTAACACAGAACTTTGCTTATAGAAGGCAGTTCCCACAGTTTGATCTCAGATTCTATGTTGACTATGAATACAAGGTTCAAAAGTTCTTTGAACTATGGCAAGAGTTTATCCTGAGTGGATCAAACTCTGTCGATGGACTTGACTTCGATCAGAAGAACTACTATTATAGAGCACAGTATCCAGAACATTACAAGTGTGAAAGGATTAGAATTTTAAAATTTGATAGAGATTACCAAAATAGAATTGAATACAATTTTATGAATGCCTTCCCTGTCAATATCACTTCTACTCAAATTTCGTATGATGCTTCTAGAGTATTAGAAGTGACAGTAAGATTTGCTTATGAGAGATATGTATTTGGTGCCGTTGATAGTTACTCAAAAGCACTCAAGGATGCCTTCTCTCAAGTACAGACCTCCAATCCTGCCGAATAAATAATCACACTGAATAACTTATTATGCCATTACCTAAGATTAATGCTCCGACATATGAGTTGATTTTGCCATCCTCTGGCAGAAAAATTAAATACAGACCTTTCCTTGTAAAAGAAGAGAAGATTCTCATCATTGCCATGGAAAGTGAGAATATGGAAGAAATAGCAAGAGCCATGAAACAGGTGCTTGCTAACTGTATTGTCACTAGAGGTATCAAGATTGAGAAACTTTCTACATTTGATATTGAATATCTGTTCTTGAATGTGAGAGGAAAGTCAGTCGGTGAAACTGTAGAAGTATTGCTGACCTGTCCTGATGATGGTGAGACGAGAGTTCCCGTCAAAATTGCCCTCAGTGATATTAAGGTTCAAAAAGATCCAGAACATACTAATATCATCAAACTAGATGATACTTATGGATTGAAGATGAGGTATCCATCTCTGAATGAATTCGTTCAGGAAAACTTTACTGATGATGGTCTAGGGCAAATTGAACAGTCCTTTGATTTGATTGCTAAGTGTGTAGAACAGATTTACACTGAAGAAGAATCATGGGCTGCCAGTGACCATACTGATAAGGAAATGGTAGAGTTTGTGGAGAATCTGGGTTCCACTCAGTTCAAAGAATTGGAAAAGTTCTTCACTACGATGCCGAAATTATCTCATACAGTTAAATTCAAAAATCCAAAGACTGGTGCTGACAATGAAGTTGTTCTTGAAGGGTTAGCAAATTTTTTCAACTAAGTATGGCTCATGAAAATCTTGAGTCATACTATAAAATCAACTTTGCCTTGATGCAACACCATAAATATAGCTTGACGGAGCTTGAAGAGATGATCCCTTGGGAGAGGGAGATTTATTTGACACTGCTTCAACAATTCCTTGAGGATGAGAAATTAAAGCAACAACAAGCTAACGGTATATCATAATGGCGATTAGTAGAAGATCTTTTTTAGGGGATAGAGACTCTGGAACTCCTGGCACAGTCAGAGCAGGAGGAATGCGTCGTATTTCCCCCAAAGATACTTCTAATCTTTTGAAGAGTGTCAATGCCATCAATAAAAACTTTGTCTCCATTAATAAACTCCTTCAGCAACGATCGAGGGATGAAGTTACTGCTCAGAGAACACAGCAAGAAGATAAGATAAGACAGGCAGAAAATCTCAAAAAACAAGCAACAGAAAAAGACTTAGAAAATGCGGGTGGTAAGGGAGTAGGTGATGCTCTCAAAAAGACATTAGCAGAACCTGCCAAAAAGATAACAAGAGGTTTGATGTCATTCGTCAAACCATTCTTACTGTTCTTTACAGTAACCTTTGTTGGATGGTTCTCGAAGGGTGTAGTTGCTTGGTTTAAGAGAGAAAAAGAAGTTAAGAAGAAACAGATAAAAGAAGCACTACCAAAGATACTGTCATTCCTGACCATTGCTGGTGGGGTGCTGCTGGCTCTTAATGGTGGCATACCAGTTATTATTGGTCTGATTGGCACAATGGTCAAGGTTGCCACAACTGCCATTGCTGCTTTACTCAATCCATTGGCATT